TCTTTGATGATCCAGATAAACTAGCTACTATGATCCGCTTAGGCGAAGCATTTGGTGATATGACTAACTCTGCAGACGATTTAAAAGACGCTTTTGGTGACATTATTGGTCTTATTGATGAGATGAAGTATGGCGACTTATCTTCACTTACAGCTGCAGACAAGTACTCGCACTTTAAGACAGAAGCGGAGAAATTGGCTGCAGACGCTATGGCAGGTGATGTTAAAGCAGGTGAGAAACTAGCTGATAGCATGAGTACTTTCATTGAACTATCTAAAGATATGTTCGGTGGCGTAGGTACTTTCATGAAGGACAGAGACTGGGCACTTAAGCAGCTTGAAGACTTTAGAGCTTTAATGGGCTTTGCTATGGGTGGTGTTGTTTCAGGAGGCTTTAGAGCATTCGCAGCTGGCGGAACCGTCAACCAACCGACTCTTGGTCTGGTAGGTGAAGGCCTCTTTAACGAAGCTATTGTACCTTTACCTGATGGTAAGAGTATACCAGTTGTTATGAATGACAGTCCTATGGTTTCAGAACTTAGAACATTTAGAGAACAACAAGCACAACTAATGCAAAGTGCAGTCACTATTAGCTCACAAGAAAGAGAAGAGATGAAAGAAACTATGGAAGACCTAAAAGCAGAAATCATTGAGTTACGTGGTAGTACAGAGAGTTTTGGCAGTTCTGTAGAAAGAGTAGCTACTAGTGTAGAGTACAGCAGAGCATAATGGCATTAACTACTGCCCAAATTAAGTACTTAAGAGACGCGTATGCCCCTCGTAATTACTTAGTGGAGTTCGATGCTTATAACTTAGTGACTAGTAGTGTGGAGAGTTTATATTACTCTACAGACGGCTTTACTTCAAACCCTTCAGATACTCCGTCTAATAGACACTTCGATTCTAGAGTTAAGTCAGCGTTAAGTATGTCTAGAAATATGTACTCTCCTGGTAAGATCGGAGGACGCAGTGTTCCATCGTTTGGTACTATTAAGCTAACTAATACAGACGGCGCTTTAGACTTTTTACAAAGTTATAGTTTAAATGGTAGAGATATTAAAGTAAAGGTTGGGGATGGTACATCTTATAACTCTTTCTTTAATATTTTTGTAGGTACGATGGACCAGATCGAGTGGTCCTCTACTGAAGTGTTAATTAAGATAAGAGATTATCAACATAAATTAGACAAAGATATAGAAATAGATAATTATACAGGTACTATTGAAGTTACGGGCACGGCTCAAGCTGCCTCTACTAGCAGCATTACTTTAGCTTCTTCTAGTTCAGGTACTCCTAGTTACTATAAGTATATGGATATTGAGATAACTAGTGGAACAGGGTATGACCAAAAGCGTAAAATCACTGCATATGACTCAGGCACTAAAGTAGCTACTATTAAAAGTACTACTCCTTGGGTTACGGTACCAGATACTACTTCAGTATACAAAATATACAATAATAGTAATGGTGAAGATAGACTAAAAGATAAAATCAAACCTTTATGCTATGGTGAAGTTGCTCATATTGAGCCTATTGAGATAGACCCAAATAACAGAGTGTTTCAAGTACATAACGGAGCAATCGGAGACGTTACGGCAGTATATGCCGGAGGCTCTCAGATTGGCTCATGTAGTTCTGGTAGCTATACTAATGCCTTTGACTGTGAATCTGATGGGTATACTTGGAGTGTTCCTGCGGGAGTGTCTGGGTTTACTAAAGACTTGGCAAATGGTAAATTTACTATTGGTAGCAGTGTTGGGGGAGGGTCTTCAGCAGACTACGTAATTACAGCAGATGTTAAAGGTTCTGCAGAGACAGACTCTTTTAATTCTGGGTATGTTAGTCATCTTGGAGACTTGATAAAAAGAATAGTTTTGACAAAAGGCGGACTTATAGCAACTGATATAGATGCTTCTTCTTTTACAGAATTTGATACGGCGACTACTACAATCCAATACGGAGACTTGGGGTATTATGTACCGGAAGGTGAAAATATTCTTAATGTGTTAGACGAACTAATATCATCACTAGGGGCCTTCTACACTTTTGATCGAGCGGGGAAATTAGTCGTGGGGGTTTTAACAGAGCCTTCGGTAACTGCAAAAGAAACTTTCACTGACATTGAGTTAATAAGTATTAGTCGTAGATCAGTAGGTATACCTAGCGTTTCACAAACTGTGGGTACTAGAAAACAATGGAAAGTATTTTCTGAGGGTGACATGGCGGGAGCTGTACTTAGTGATGAACCTTATAGAAACAGACTAGAGAATGAATTCGTAGACGAAAGCTACGAAGACTTAACAGTTAAGACCAAACACTTATTAGCGGAAGAAGCAGAAAAAGTAGATACGTATCTTACTTGTAACTGTTTAGGGTACGAGGAAGCTAAACGTAAACAAACACTATATGGAGTTGAGAGGGACTTATTTAAGATAAAAGTAAAGACTCAGCCCTTTATGTTAGAATTGAACGACACTATACAAATTAAGCTAGATAGGTACGGCTTAGATAATGGAAAAAATATGAGAATTGTATCATTAAATGAAGATGCCTTAAAGAATGAAGTAACTATGGAGGTTTGGGGATGAGTCTAGCTATTGTTGGTGATAACTATATAGACCACCCTACTACTTATATTAGTACTGAATCTAGTGCTAGCGCTTTGCTACCTGGAAACTTACAGGATAGGCAGATTACAAAGGTTTGGCGCACAGGAGATCAACCTGCTAAAGGGGACTTACATGTTTTAAGCGCGCCTACTACTGCAGACTGGGTAGAATTTGGGTATACTAGTACAAGTGCTGTACGATTCACTTTTATCAACACAGGTACTTCTAGTATTGCGAGTAGAACAATTCGTACATGGGCAGACATTGATGATACTATAGCAGAGATGTGGTACGTATTAAAAGAGTATGCATTAGCGGGGTTATCTGGAGAGGTAGATGATTTAGAGTTTAACGTTGGAGGACCTTTAAGAACCTGGAACCCCCCAACGGGGTCTATAGCCTCAAGCGCCCAAACTATTGGGACAGAGGGGCAAGGTTCAACGCATAATAGACATATTCACTTCAATATAAAAGCTTCTTTAGGTGTAGCATCTTACCCTAATGGGGCTAGTACTGCTCCTTATGGAAACGGGTACTACTACAAGAGTTTTGCAGGCTGGCACGAAGATACCGAAATGAAGAATGGGCACATTGGGGGACAGCAGAATACTAGTATATTGATTGAATTAGAGGGTCAAAAACTTATTGATAGCTTGTCTCTTCTAAACCATAACTTCTCTGGAGGTGCTCAATGGAGAGTACGCTTCGCTACTGATTTAACTGCTGAGATGGATGCCTGGCCTAATAAGACCTGGGCGAATGCAGCAGTACACAAATGGGATACAGTACCTAATTTATGGAGTTACGTAGCGCATACTAAATGGACGGATGTGTGGCCTACAATTGGTTCTTTCGGGGCTTTACCTTGGGGCGTATTCTTATGGGGAACGTACCTAAGTGAGGACCAACTACAAAGTTATAAACCTTTTTCATCACATTTATTATTGGATGACCCTGTATACGCCAAGTACGTGTCTATAGAAATTAAAGATACTGCAGCACCTGAATACTTTGAAGTAGGGCGTATTGTAGTAGGAAAGGCTTGGAAGCCTTCAAGAAACATGAGCCGTGGATGGACTCTAACATATAAAGATCCGTCCAAGGTTACCAGGTCACTAGGCGGTCAGACCTATGTGGATACTCTTAGTAAGTATAGAAGTATCAAATTTAATTTGAAGTATCTAACAGAAGACGAAATCTTTGAGAATGCGTTGGAGTTAGATAGAACCAAAGGATCAAGTGGAGATGTGCTTATTTATACAGATACTACAGCACCTGCACATAAATTATTTAAACAAACCGTATACGGTCGAATCGCTAAAATATCCCCTATGAAACATAACATTGGTGGATATTGGACTAGATCTTACGAAATAGAGGAGTTATTATAATATGGCATGGCCCGTAACACTTAATGGCAGAGTTTACAACGCAGCAGATTTTGAAGGTACTGCGTATGTAACTGGAATGCCCGACGCTTTTGAAGATTTTGCTAATCACGCAGCATCAATACACACTGGATTGGTTTACCAAGCCATTGATCTAACTAATACATCATCACAACGAGGAGCCACTATTACATGGACTGTAGCATCTGCTACAGCAGTAGTATCTGGAAGTATAGTTAGTGTAAATAAGTCTTTTACCTCGGGGCAGCCCATAAGACTAGCACATTATACTAGTAGTACTTTAGATGGGTTTCTTGATGGAACTGTTACTACTTTTAACCCTGTAACAGGAGTTATGGAGTTTAAAGTTGGTAATAGAATTAAGAACAGTGCAGCAGCTTCTTATGGAGGAGCAGCAGATGCTTGGAATATATCTATCGGAGGCTCAGGAGACGTAGCCCCTTTATCTTCGAGCAGTGACTATTATAGCAAAACAGCAGCAGAAGCTAAATTCTTAGATGAGTCTAGCAACTTAAGTGACTTAGATAATACAGCAACCGCTATTACTAATCTAGGTATAAACGCTACTGCAGCAGAGATTAATACTGCCTGTGACGGAAGTACTGCAAAAAATAGCCACGATCATAACTCAACATACGCTAAAACATTTACGGGAGCCTCTACCCCTACTGCTCTAAAAGCGGGAGATATATGGGTTAATGGTTCAAATATTAAAATCGCAACAGGTTCGGGTACTGGCAGCTGGAAGCAAGTGTTCCCAGCAGTTTACTCATAAGGAGAGCATATAAATGGCTAATGAATTACAAAATAAATCTCCTGCAGATACGTATAAAGATGTACTGCAGTTAGGTACAGCTACAACCTCTACTGTAGGCACAGGGCTGCCTGCAACAACGGGGCAGATAGTTTATGATGGTGCAGGAGTACCTACTAAACTTAAGTTAAGTCAGTCTAAGATCGAGGCAGACAATATCTTTATTACTAACGGTACTATAAGCTCTTTAGCAACACCTCTCGCCCTAGCA